GTGATTTTATTTCTCTTAATTTGATTTCATTTTTCTGGCCTAGCCAGCGGTCATACGCCTTTGGCGGTGCCATTTTTCTTCCGTCCATGACCACCAGGTCATGATCGGTTACGAATCCCCCGTATTTCTCGTACCAGTCCTTTCCGATGTTCTTGGACATGAACGAGCGGGGTTGTTCGAGGGGGATGAGTTCTCCTGTTGTTTCATCGACCCTGACGTATTGCCTCCCTGTTCTGAGCTTTTTAAGGACGTAGCTTGCGGTGTATTGAGCGGTAGCGAAGTTGAGGGCTCCAACGGATACGTTGCCGAGCCCCCAGGCGTCCTCAAGCTCTTTGTTGGTCCATAGCATCGTTGGATGCTCACGCACGATTGCGCGGCCATGGCTGAAGTCATGGCCAAATATGCAAGCGTGGTAGTGCGGCCTTTGTGTTTCGTCTCCATATTCACCTACTGCGTAGTAGCGCAGTTCTCCTAGGTGTCTTAGTCTTTTCCAGAACTTGGTTAGGTCCTCGTATTGGAGGCTGTTGTGTTGCGGCAGGTTGTCGTCGTTGTAGGTGAGCGTCACGAAGCAGCTGGTGGGCCAGCTCTGGGCTTCGTGCGCGATTCTGATTCCCCATTGCCTCGCCTGGCTTTGCCGGCAGAGGATGCACGTGCCACAGGGCACGTCATAAGCCCGCCAGGTGGTGGCGGCTTCGTATGTGTTCGGTCTATAGAAGGTCAGCGGGCCACCGGTGGCCCGCTGGTAGGCGCGTTGCGGATCTGCACACGCCATTTTTGTTCAGAGGCGGATACCGCCTCGAACGATCGATCGCGAATTGTTGATACTTCGCGTGTTTTTTCTGGCCTTGCCGAACTTCTTCCCGTGCTTGCGGCCGCTGATGTTTCTGCGCATTTGTCAAGCTCCTTTTGATTGTCGGGGGCAGTATTCGTGCCCCCGTTGTACTCCGTTTGTGTGAATGCTCCTACTTGATTATGCATTCACTGCTGACAGGGCTTGCCCTTGTCAGCTATTGCCTCGTCAAGGTCTTTGACGAGGCGTTTTAGGCGGGAGATCGTCTGTAGGCGGCGATTCCTATACAGCCGCGCCTCCGGTATGGGGGCTGCCTCGATCTCCGCCAGGCTGGCCTGTGCTTTCGCCTTTGAGGCGCGCAAGCGTCTCTCTTCCTGCGTTATTTCGCCCGCCTCCCCGAATATCTCCCCGAATGAGGCTGGCGCAGTCTGCGACGAGCTCGTGCGTCGGGGTGATGTGCCCTTCGGTGACTGTGCCGATGTGCCAGATTTCGAAGTGGTGCGGCGCCTGGGCGATGGCATTGGTTGTTTCTCCTGTGTTGATCGTTGCTGCGATGCTTGATAGTACCTCGTTGTGGTTTGGTGCTGCGAATGGCGTCATGTAGTAATCAAGCAGCCGGTCTCGGAGTGCGTAGATTTTCATATCGGTGGTTGCCTTTCCTGGTCAGGTGTGCGCATCGGCTGCAGAAGCCGAACTCGTGATATTTCCCGCAGTACTCGCTAAGTCCCTGCGGGTGCGCTTTTTTCTTCTTTCTCATTTGTTGTTAGTATTGTCTGTATTTCTTCTGTTGTCAACATCAGAAGTTCTTCAATTGGCTTGTCTCTGAGCTGCTCCGGGAGTGCGCGTCTGTAGGCCCCCATCTTTCTTCCTTCCTCCAGGACGCCCCTGAGCGTCGTTGGGAAGTTGGTCATGTCGATATACATGGGGGCTTTTGGTGCACCTGGTGCGGTCCCCGTGACCGCGTATTTTTTCATGATGATGTTCACGTCGGTGTCGTTTGCCTGGCTCTGGTCCGTCATTGACGGTTGTGTGTTGTAGAAGCGTGCTCGCGCCTTGTTGGCGCGGTATGTGTCCATGATGTTCATTTTTACCTCAGGATGAATTTGATCCATTGACTGATGCTCATCGCAGCTTTCACTGCTGGGCTTGCGGCCCCTACTGTTTCGAACCATTTGGCCATTGCCTCCGCTTCTGGTTTCTGCAGGGCCTGCAGGATGTTTCGCATTTCGTTGAAGGTGACTTCTTTTTCTAGGATTCTGGCGCGGTCTTGTGCGCTTCGGACGTTGGCGTCTTTGGTCTCTTCGAGGATTTGTGTCTCGACGTCCTTGGCCCGGACGTTGAGTTTTGCCATTTCGGCCTCGAAGCTCTCTTTCATTCGTTTTCGTTGTGCTGGGCTCATGCCTCCGACGGTGTTGCCTTCGTCGTCTGTGATCGTGACGGTGCTCCGATCCTCTTTCATGTCGTTGGTGACCATCTGTTCTTGCTTTGCTTTTTCTCGCGTTACGGCGGTATTGGCCGCGAGATTTTCCAGGCTGAGTGCCTGGGCGGCTTTATTCCCCGCGCTGCTTATGCCTTTCGCGAATCCATCCGCGGGGCTCACCGTCGCCGCCGATGTATTCGGTGTACTGGCTCCGCCTTGGCTGTAGGCCAGCATCGGGTTGAGGCCAGCGGCGCGCATGTCCGCGCTTCCTCTTATCCAGCTGGTGTTGCTCATCTTTTCTTCCCATGCCTGATTCTCCCTCTGCAAGGCGATGTTCTGCTGATTGGCTTTTTGTTGCGCCTTTTTGGCGCTGTGTCCGCCGATCAGGTCGGCCGCGGCTCCTATTCCCGCGGCTATGATTCCCGGCCACATCAGAATTTATCGATGCCGGGCACACTGTATGCCGGCATCAGCCTTGCCAGTTGGCTGTCGTGTTGTATGTCCATGATGATTTGGGCGCTCCATTGTTCTGATGGGCTTGTCGCGAGCGATCGTGCGAGCGTTTCTTGTGTTTTGTCTTGGATGAAGGCGTCATTGAGTGCTGGTTCTGTGGCGAATTCCTCTGAGTAGTGCCACCAGTCGAGCGGTTGTGGTGCCGTGCTTCTTAATACCCCGGTGATTTCGTTCGGGGTGTAACGGTAAGCCGCTCCGCGCTCCTGGTATCCCCAGGTGGGGTTTGTTGGTGTGTTGCTGGCGGTTTGGTAGATCTCTTGTGTGTTGACGGCTTCTTCGCCGAGGCCCGCGAAGAGCGGGTCCCAGAAGTCCAGCCGTGTTTTTCTGAGCCAGTGTTTTCTGGTTCCCTGTTGATATGTTGGTGTTGCTCGAGCGACTGCGAGTCCGATGATGTAGCCGTGTTCGACGGCTGCGTATGTGAAGGTTTTTTTAGTGCCGCTTGCGTGCATTTCTGCGCCGAGGTTACCGAGGGCGCTGGGTGTTGCTGCCGCGTCGTATTGCGCGGTTTGTGCTATGGGGTTGACCGTTACGGGGATCACTGATCCCCCGAGGTATTCGGGTCTTTGCAGCATGTAGTTTGGGGCGACGACGCCCCAATGGGCCAGGATGTTTTCGACGTATCGGCTTCCGCCTCTCGCGTCTCTTTCCAGCAGCTGCTGGATGGTGCTTGCCATTCTGATGCTGTTGATTGTCGCGGCTGTGGCAACTGCCAGATCCGCGTACATGTTCGGTGTACCTGGGTAGGCTGTCCCGATGTATGCGTCTGGTGCTCCGCCGGTGATTGGTACTACCGACCCTGGGCCGTTTCCGACGGCGTAGTCGGCCCCTGGTAGGCCGGTTGTGTAGATCGGCGCCGTTGCTCCCAGGGGGAGCTGCACAGGCGCTCCTTTTTGTGGCCACGGTAGTGAGCGGGTGAAGTAATCGCTTCTTTTGTTGGCGCGTAGCGCCATCTGGTCCCAGCTCACGCCGTTTTGTTTGATGTTGGAGCTTTGATCTCCAGTCCAGTTTTCTGGCCAGGTCCATTCTTCTTGCAGGTTTTGATCTCGGAACCATTCGTTCCAGATCGTGAAGTACCCCCATATGGGGAGTACGTTGATGTTGAAGTTGGGGGTGTCGTATATCTGGGGGAGTAGACCGAAGTGGTCGAATACTCCCCCGAGTCTTAATTCCCATGTGCTGAGCGGGTAGCTCGCTATCACTATTGGGATGATGGTGTCTGTTTCTGTGCCGGTGATGAAGTCCTCCCAGTCCGGCCAGATGATTCTGTTGGGCACGAAGAAGTAGAACGTCTCGAGGTCGAGATCGTCTACTACTGGCGCTATTGGTGTTGCCAGTCGTGCCATGATGCTTTCTTTGTGGGTCCAGGTGTCTCCTGGTAATACCTCTTCACACATGATGGGTATTAGTTCGCTGGCGTTGAAGGCCTGTTTGCGCGTCTGACGCATCGAGAATTTTGATCGCGGCACTTGTGTGCTCGGAACGATTGCGAAGCTGTGTTGACGCGCGGTTTTGTTTCTGTTCATAGCTTATAACTCCTTGTGTCTTGACACGTTTTTTTTCACTCTGTATAATTTCTTATCCGGTTTTCCACGGGTTGTTCGGGATTTCTAGCCGAATAACCGGTGGGAAACCTCTCTGTATGCGCGTGTTGCGGGCCCGTAGGATTAGCCCGCTTCTTCACGCGCTCTTGCTCTTTCTCTGTGCGCGTGCGTGCGCATTTTGCGCGCGCGCGTGGTTCTGATTCTTGGTCTGTGCTGTTAGCTCTGGTGCTCTTGCCTTTCTCTGTGATTTTATTTCTCTTAATTTGATTTCATTTTTCTGGCCTAGCCAGCNGTCATACGCCTTTGGCGGTGCCATTTTTCTTCCGTCCATGACCACCAGGTCATGATCGGTTACGAATCCCCC